TTGATAAGTGGAATCATGGCGCTATAGTAATTGACTTTGAAACTAGATCCGAAATCGATCTTAGAAAAACAAATCCTTATGTCTATAGTTGCCATGATTCCACTACTGCGCTTTGTTGTGCTTTTAAGATACTCGCTATAACCAATGAAGGACACTTGTTTGAATATCCAACTAGGCTTTGGATTGAAGATGACATCTTTTGTCCAGATGACTTAGAACAAGCAATCGAAAGGGGCTTTCTTGTTTGGGCACATAACGTTTTCTTTGAACGCTGTATCTTAGAAAACGTTATGGTCCCTAAATTTGGCTGGCCGAAAATCGATCCTAGAAACTATCGTTGTTCTGCGGCCCAATGCGCCGCTTACTCTATGCCCCGTTCGTTATTTGGTGTCTGTCAAGCGCTAAGACTTACCAATCAAAAAGACGATACGGGGCATAGAGTAATGATGCAACTTTGTAAGCCCCGCAAACCAACTAAGAATAATCCCGATAGATGGTTTACCAAAGAACGCTACCCCGAAAAATTCGATCAACTCTATTCGTATTGTGTTAACGATGTAAACGCGGAATATGAAGTGATCCAAACCTTGCCATATCTAAACGCTACCGAATTCAAGATATGGCAACTTGATCAAGAAATCAATCAACGGGGTATCCAATGTGATATTGAAACCGTTGAAACGATAATTAGCCTATTCGGTGAAATGCAGGAAAAAGCGAATAGACAAATCAAAAAGCTTACCAAAGGAAAAGTAAAGACCACTAACCAAGTAGCAGCGATTACCAAATTTTGTGGGCTTGATTCTTTAAGCGCTCAATCGGTCGAAACCGCGCTAGCTGGCAAGCTTCCAAAACGAATTAGACGCATCTTAGAATTGCGCCAATTGATGTCAAAGGCTAGCGTTAGGAAATATCAAGCTATGTCTAATCTAGCTTCCGATGATGGAAGAATTAGAAGCCATTTGATCTATCATGGTGCCCGAACTGGACGTTGGACGGGATCGGGAATTCAACCGCAAAATATGCCCCGGGGTAACATCAAATCAACTAGTGATCGGGATTGGTGTATTAAGCAAATTCGAAAACGGGATATAGAAGCGCTAGAGCTTGTCTTTAATAGTGCTACAGACGTTTTCTCTAGTCTTGTTCGATCTATGCTTATGGCGGGAAAAGGAAAAACGTTAATAGCGGGCGATTTTGCATCTATTGAGGCAAGGATTTTATTTTGGCTTGCTAGGGATAAAACCGCATTGGACATTTTTAGAGCAGTAGACAAGGATCCCGAAAACAACCCCGATATTTACATGGTTCAAGCTGGATCGATTTACGGTATTGATCCAATGAAAGCCTATAAGGGAAGCGAGGAAAGATATTTAGGGAAAAAGTCTATTCTTGGTTTGGGCTATGGTATGGGCTGGCGAAAATTCCAATCAACTGTTTTCGATGAAAGCGGTATAGAGCTAGATAACCTATTTGCTAAAAGAGTAGTTGATAAGTATAGAAAGCGCTGGAAATCGGTTCCGCGACTATGGAAGCAATTTGAATCCGCCGCTATCAAAGCTGTTATGGATCGAGTTTCTGTTAGGGTCAATAATTATGTTAAATACGAATGTAAAGGTCCATTCTTATATTGCATTCTTCCAAGTGGTAGAAAGCTTGCATATTACAAACCCCACATAATAGAAGATTTGGATCCGTGGGATAATGAAACATACAAATTAGCATATTACGGAACTAATAGTCAATCCTATAAATGGGAACGTATACATACTTACGGGGGTAAACTAGCTGAAAATGCAGTTCAAGCTATAGCCCGCGATTTAATGGCTTATGCTATGTTAAGGCTTGAAAGAAGTAACTATAGAATTGTTCTTACTGTTCATGATGAAATTGTTTGCGAAGTCCCCCGCACAATTGGATCGGATGAAATTTTCCGTGATATAATGTCTATTGTTCCCAAGTGGGCTAAAGGTTGCCCGATTGAATGCGAAAGTTGGATCGGAAAGAGGTATAGAAAATAATGGAAGTAACCATGTTTGATATTTGCTTCTGTTCGGTTTTTCTATTGGTGCTTTTGCTAATTGTGTTGAAGCTTCATTAGCGGGGTTGGTGGAATTAGGTAGACACGAGAGACTTAAAATCTCTTGGGCGATTGCCCGTATCGGTTCGATCCCGATACCCCGCACAAATCGAAAGGGAGAAAAGAGAAATGGAAATGTATAGGAAATCGGTAATCGAGATTTTAACTCTAATTGTTTTTCTGCTAGTTATTTGGCTTCTTTTTCTACTCGGAACGGATGTAAACGCAAACCCGTATATTGTGGAAATGGAGATTGAAGATACTATAGCGGGGAAAGAGGTTTTGAGCTATCTAGCGGAATTCCATTCTAAGGTGTCTAGCAGCCGTTTTGAACGGGCTAAACGCTATGCCCCATACGCGATCCATTGGTCCGATTATTACGGCTTAGATTGCCTTCTAACGTCTGTAGTGATAAGCGCCGAATCGGGCTGGACTGAAAACCCGCTATGCCAATTTCAGAATAAAACGAAATGTGGAAGGGGCTTAATGCAGGTTAAGGGGGTTGCGGCTAGGGGTTTCGACTTGAACGATCCTAGCCAGCAAATAAAGGCGGGATCCAAATGGCTTAGACGTTCGATCGATCGTTGCCACGGTTCAGTTATTCGGGGGCTTATGGCATATCAAACCCGGGGCAGATGTAGCGGGAAATTGATTAGCGGGGCAAAAAAACGCTATAGGCTATATAAAAAGGCAATCAAAAACCATAGAAAAACGGACTTAGTATCATGAATGAAATTCTATTCCAAATGACAGCCAAAGAAGCGGCTAACGAGCTAGATATTTCTGTTGATTTGTTACGGCAGTATTTGAGAAAAGGAGTATTCAAAAGGGCTTTCAAAGCGGGCGGTACTAGGTGGATATTAGATCGGCAAGAAATCGAGGATTTCAAACGGGGTAAAATAGGTGCGCAAGGTGCTTTTAGAAAAAGACATTGAAAAGAAATTCTGCGAAACCGCTAAAGCCTATGGTCTTTATCCGGTCAAAATGACGGATCTTAGCCGCAAAGGTGCACCGGATAGAATGGTTCTTTGTAATGGTGGATCTGTATTCTTTGTTGAATTCAAACGGCCCGGTTTAGTTCCATCGGTTCAACAATTGCGATACCATGATCATCTAACTGAAATGGGTTTCAATGTTTATGTATGTGATTCAATGGAAGAAATACATAATATATTAGACCTATATGTTTTTTAAGCCCCATCAATACCAAAAAGACGCTATCCGGTTCCTTTACCGGAATCGGTTTAGCGGTATCTTTGCCGATCCCGGTTTGGGGAAAACAGCAATTGCGCTAGCCTTGCTACGGAAGATCAAGCGTAAAGACCCAAACCATAAGGCGTTGATTGTCTCGCCTTTGACCGTTTGTTTCAATACGTGGCAAGATGAAATAAACAAATGGGCACAATTCAACGATCTGTCTTACGGTATTTTACATGATCAATGGCAAAGCCCTTTCGCTTGGACGGATGACCAACTAGAAACTCTTTGTGATAAGGATCTAGACCTTTACATTACTAACCCTGAAAATTTGAAATGGTTGTTTAGTGTTCTATCTCATTGGTATAAACGATTTCCTTTTCATACTCTGCTAATCGATGAATCAACCCGATTCAAGAATATGAAAGCTAAACGCTATTCCATCATTCGAAAATTCTTGGATCGGTTTCAACGTCGTCACATAATGACCGGTACACCGATCCCGAATTCATTACTAGACATATTCCCCCAAATGTACCTAGTCGATAAAGGGTTTTGCTTAGGAAAACATATAGTGCCTTTTAGGGAACGCTATTTCAAGAAAACCGGTTATAAGGGCTACCAATGGAAAGCGTTAGAGGATTCACAAAAGAAGATTGAAAAGAAGATAGCGCCGGCTATAATCAGGATTGACGCGGAAGATCATATAGATATGCCGGAATTCATTGAAAACCCGGTATATGTGGGGTTGCCCGATGAAATACAAGAAATATACGAGTCAATCGAAAAAGCTTTCTTCGCAGAAATTGAAGATGAAGAAATCATTATCCCTACCGAATCGGCTAAATACAATGTCTGTAGACAAATTGCAAGCGGGGGTTTATATAAGCCTTCCGAATTCTTCGATATACCCCGAAATCGAAAAACCTTTTATTTGCATACTGCTAAAGCGGAAGCATTAGAAAACATCCGAAACGAGTTGAACGGGAAACCGGTTCTAGTGGGCTATCATTATCGGTTTGTAATTCCACATTTGAAAGCCTATTTTAAAGCCCCCAGATTGCCCTATATTGCCAGCGGAATTAAGCAAGGTACTATTACCAAATTAATAAAGAAATGGAATGACAACCGCTTACCGTTACTTCTAGGGCAACCGCAATCGGTGGGGCATGGATTGAACCTGCAAAAGTCAAGTTGCAAAGATATAGTTTGGTTTGGTGTACCGGATAATTTCGAGAGTTACGATCAATTCAATAGGCGTGTTAGGCGACAAGGATCCAAACAAAAGAAGATAACAGCCCATATCCTGATAGCAAAAAACACGATTGAAACCGTAATATGGAAACGACTGCAAACAAAGGATATGAATCAAAAAGCCCTATTAGACGCATTAAAGCGCTATGGGCAAAAGAAAGGATATTGAAATGAATTTTCTAAAGAAAATGCCGCTACCGAAAGTCAAAGCAACCAAATTAAAAGCAGGAATGGTTTTACCAGTAGAGCTTGAAAATAGTTCAGACGGAAACATTATAAAAACGATCAAAGATCCATCGGTCAAATTAGAGCTATCGGGATTGAAACCCCATACTATCATTATTAGTCAAAAGGATTTGAAAGCGTTTTTGAAAAGCTCTAAGAGATATGCAGAATTCGAATTAGCCTAGCCAATCATTTTATAGATTGCAATTCCCGCAACCGCGATAGCTACTAGCACTTGGCCAATCAAAGCCCATGAAACCCCTTTATGCATTTTTCTTTCATGGGTAACAATACTACTATTAACCCGGTTTTCTAATTTATCCTTATCTATATATTCGGCTTTAATTTCATTTACAGTTGTATCAATCCGAATCAACAGATCATGATCGCTAGGCGTTCCATTTGGCATTAGAAATAACCTTTCTATCGGATTCCCGATCGCGGTAGACGTCTAATGATACCATCTCCTAACGCTAGTTGATTAGTCCAAACCGCCCAAATATCCCTACCATCAAAAGCCATTGGCCCAAAATTCTGTTGATCAACAATTATACTATTATCATCACAATATGAAAACTTAGCTTTATATGCTTCATAGGCGTTAATTTGCCGTGGGGCTGGCCCGGGATCCGGTTCGATGATACGAGACAAATCAAACTGATAAAGCCTATTCCTTTGGTTAACCCCTGCGAATTCTTCATTGCAGAAAAGCCAAAGGTAAGTACCATCGCAAACCGCCCGCCCGGGAATCGGATCAAATGTTCCCGATTCGAAAGTAGTAAAATCCAATCCGCTATATTCCGGTTGCCCGGGTTTGTGGATCTTGACTGAATAAACGCCCCGGGTTTGCCAAACTGAAATGATATGCTCACCGTCCGAAACCAAATCGGCTAGGTCTAGTAGAGTTCCGAAATTATACGGCCAGCCGCTACCGGTTCCAAGCGTCAAATCGGCTATGGTAGCCGTATTGATTTCAGTAACTCCCGGGGCGTAACTAGTGCAAAAATAAACAGTAGAATTATCTACCACCAATCCGCCGATTGGCCCGCGTAAAGCTGCCCCGGTTCCAGCGTCGCCAGCCCCACTAGCAATAGTGCTTCCGTCCTTTGCAATGATGGTTACATAGGGTGTATTAGGGGTTGGAGTAGCACTAGCAACCCAACTATTCAAATGAACGATGTTACCCCCGCCATGCGGGGTAATAGCCATTTCATCGCGCACACTAGCCCCGCTAGCCGGTAAGACAATTCCGCCCGCCCAATTGGGATCGGGATCATCCCATGATAGATCCGAGACTACAAAAGCTTCAACTCTATGCAAGTTGCCTAATGCGGGATTTTCAAGGCTAACATATACGTTATCCCCGTCTGATACCATTGTACGGACTTCCCAGCCTGGATCAAAACTGCTATAGCTTGCATCTTGGCTCCCGGTAGTAACATCATAAACCCTGATACCATTCAAGGTAGCATCTAAAACAAGTAAACAAAGGCGGCGATTGCATACCGCAAAATCAATATCAAGAATTTGATTGCCCGTTCCCGGGCCAAACTCGTTATTATTGGCCCACATTTGAGCCCATCCCGATCCGCGAATCCCACCAATCAAATTCCAATTATAGCGCCGACAAATAATGTCTTTTAAATCTTGCCCGTCTGGATAGGTTTGGGCGGTAGACATTCCAAGTAAGTCTAAAGCGGTTGCTATCTCATCCGTATGAGTACGGATAGCCGCAACATTAGACAAATCGCCAAGTTTTCTAGGCGTATCAATTCCGGTATTACCTACTTTATCGCCGCCATTAGACGATCCAAGCGTATCAACGATTTCAGTAATACAATCGTCATGATTTGTTGCGGCTAATGGATCTGTATCAAACCAAGTTGGTGCACCTAAGAAAGTAATACCTAAATTGATTTCCTCGATACAACTATTAATCGCTTCGCATTCTTGGTTATCTAACCAATTATGCCATTGGGCGGGGGGTTGTTCGCCCGGGATCCAACCGGTATCAATCTTAACGGGATCGGGGGTTAGAATTGCTCCGCTATCCGCCCAAACATCTAAAGCGGTAATTGGTCTAGACATTGTAATTCACTCCTTTTACGAAATATCGAAATATTCAACGCGAATAGTAACCCCCGCAACCAATGGGGCTAGCAATTCGGTTAACCATTTCTGTTGTGCGGTTATATATTCTCTAGGGGTTACTAAAACAAATCCCGTTATTGGGCTTGTTACATCTGCTTCAAATCCGAATACTTCCCTGCAAAATAGGGTTATGTTTTTCAAGCTTCCAAATTTGCCCGTTGTCCAAGCCTTACCCTTGATAGCTTGCCTATAGTCATCATCGGCCATAGGTACACCGTCAATAGTCAAACCCCCTAATGCATCTTGATACTTCCCGCCCGTTGTGGCTGGAACCGTTGCAAAGGCTTTATCTACATCATCGGGATCGCCAATGTCTTTATATGTGAAAATGTAATCATCTGATTCAAAAGCTTCCGGCCTTACTAGCCCGATGATTTCACCAACTTGATTTAACCAAATTCCTTCCGCTGTATCGATATGACGCTTTGTAGCCAATTCAACGATCATATCGTCGCTATCTTGCATCCTAGCGAACAATACCGCCAAGAATGCAAGCCATTTAGGCCGATTCTGGAATTGGTTTAGTAACCGCTCGTATGCTGTTGTTAGTCTTGACATTGTTATGCCGTTACTATTTCAATGTTAGCAATTTCGATAAACGCTTGTTCATTTACTGCCATTGCAATATCGGTTTGTCCGGTTGGGGGTGATACCGTGTCAATTCTCAAATCCGCTACAGTATGTCCCGGGATCGAGTTAATCGGGGTATAGTGCCTAGTATATTCTACAATATCACCGATACCAAAGCCTTCAACTTGCCTTCCATCTATGGTCATATCCCCCGCGTAATAATCTACAATGTTTTGTTTCATTTGTGAATCGCCATCGGCGGGATAATCAGCTTGTTTATTCAACGTAACTTTTACATATATGGGCACATCTACCGGGCGATCGAAATAAACGGTATAGGTTCTATCTGATTCTTCATCATAATAAGCGTACATGATAGAACCATAATAGCCGATCCCGCCCGCTACATTTTCAACTAATGTTCTGGCTATATCGTCATCATTACCGCCCCGCACAATAGCCCAAATATGTTGTGGCGGAACAGAAGTAATCGGATCAATTACAAAGCCCTTATTGACATAGAGGTTAACCCATTCAACCCCTTCAATTTCGGTCAACTCCCTAAAGATGCTAGGTTCCGATCCTTGTCCGGTAGCCTGCGAAGCGATCAAGCGGCGGGCTCGCAATTCGCTATCGGTTTCTTCTGTTTGCCCGGGGCTAGCTGATAGGGGGTTAGTTACGGTTTCCCACGAATAGACGGGGGTTTTTATTTTCGTTAAATCCCCGGGATCCGCCTCGATTGGTCCCGGTTCCGTGCAAGTAGCACTAACCGTTTTCGTTTCGAAGGGCAGAAGGTTTACCGGATTGTCAATCGCCCATTCGTTGACATCATTAGGATCTGATACCAAAGACCCCGCTGGTATTGTAGTTGGTGCCGTTCCGGCTGTTACATCTAGGGCAACGGTCGAAAACTCGTTTTCATTGCGAGTAATGCCGTTGAATAAAACTAGATTGGACAGAAAGATCCCGCTAGCCGCTTGCGGATTGAAAGCACTAACAGTTCCCTCGATTAATTCGTTTTGTTCTGCAATAGCAGCCGCAATCAATCGAATGATTTGACCCGTTACGGAATCGGGGGTTGTTTTGATGTCATCACCAAAAGACGCTTGAAAATCGGCAATCAAGCGATCCACTACATCTTGATAACGATCAAGCTCGATCCCATCCGGTGTGAATGAACTCATATTGCTACGCTCCCTTCAATGGTCCCGTATACGGTATTAGCGATAAATTCAACTAAAGCCCCACGGTTTACCGGGTCAATACTAAATTTGAATTCCTTTACCGTCTTTACTCCAATGGTCTTTTGAAGCGTATCAATCAACCATTGCCGTTTTCTTTCATAGCTAATTTCAGTAGCGAACATTTCCGAAAGCCAAGGAATACCAATAGTGAAATCAAAAACCCATTCGGTTTGTATAAACCGAAAACGAATAGAAGCGGATTGGACTACTTCTAACGCTTCTTTGACAAGCTGAAAATCTCGCCCATCAAAAAACAAATCGTTATTTTCATCTAATAAAATATCTGTAGGCATATCAACCCCTATGGCCCGCCCGGGATAGGTGGCCCGCTATTTCCCGCTGGCGTTGAATGAATGTGAGTCAATAAGGAAAGTAATACTATGATAAAGTCATTGGCTGTTACTGTTCCGTTAACATCTATGTCCCCCACAATATGAATTCCGGTTGTATCGATCTTTATGCTAAAAGCGCCGAAAAACATTTCCACGCTTGTATCAGTTAATTTGAATCCGTTTGTTCCGGCTTTGTTTCTTAGCGCCATACCACTAACCGGAGCAATTTGGGCCGCATCCGGTTTAGGTAAAACGCCACAAATAGCGATTGAATCGGAAAGATCAAAGCGCCTTTCTTGTTGTGGATCAACAATACCCCCTTGATTCAACCATACTTCTAGCGATCGTTCCGCCACTATCAAAAGAGCATAGCTACTCTTTTCAGGTTCAAAGGTTAGCCAGAAATCGCCGCTACCGGGGAAAACAACCGGTATATCTTCTATGACCGGTAAATTTTCAGCTTTCGTCTTATACTCATATAGCCTTTGTAATGTGGGTTGCGCTTTAATGGTCTTAGCTGCCCCGTCAAAGCTCACAATTTCCGCCGGTAATGCGGTATGCGTTCCCGCCATTAAGCCCGCGAAAACGGCTGCTAGCGCTTCATCTAAGGGGCTTTCGGTTCTATCCCTTGTCATTGGGCTATACCTTCTATCTTACAATCAAAAGAACCCCCGAAATTATCGCCCATAAAAGAAACGGTATCCACCAAATAGATTCCATCTGCATTTGCTGTCGGAACTCTAGTTTCATTTAAATTTCCAAATGTAATAGAGGCATATAAAGAAAAGATTTGAATCAAGCGATTTGGCTTGATTTGCGGTATCAAAAGCGAATTTGCTTTTACAATCTTCTTTAACTCCGGTTCGGATTTTCTATTCTTCTTTACTTTTTCATAGGCAATTTCTGGCGAACCAATTAACCCGGTATCGAATGTTAGCAGAGTTGCAACGGGATCGGAACTCAAAACCGATCCTTTCGGGGTTACCTCTATAATACCGAATTGAACGGACCAATCTAGATCATAGTCCTTTGCTAACTGATTCATAGCCTTTTCGGCTTTGCCTTCAAATGTAACACCCCTTAATAATGATTGCGAAAGCACATCAAATAGGATTGGATCAATATTTATGGGTAAGCTAAATACATCTGCAATATCAGTAAAGATTGTAATTAGTGGGGTTCCAGCAGAATATGATTTATTGAAATACGTTTCATTGAATTCTTTATGTCCATCGGCCGCATAAAGAGTAGTTATCCAATCCGGCCCGTTTTTATTGGAAAGAGCATTGCTAATAGTACCCTTGAAAATCTGTTGTGGTCCGGTACTAGCATAACCAGCATAGAATTCTAATCCTAAACTTTCTTCACTGAATAGGTTACGGGTTGTTTCGGATAGATTGTATACTCCGATCTTAGCCGGATTCGGCTTCGGATCCCGCCTTAAAAGAATCTCAAAAGTCATATGAAGATCGGTTATTTCGTATTTCTTGCCCGTTGCAAGATATACAACTAGTTTAACTTTTCTGTCGAAAAGCAAAGCCATTATGCGGCCCGTTCCCTATACATAATTCGAAACCGATCGCCAAATGTAGCAAAATCGGGATCTAAATACTTTTCTTCTAAATCGATCATATACATTGATCCCATTTCAAGAATAGCAAACGGACCAATTAGATTGACTCCACCAACAATTTTAATACCGCGGTATAGAACCGAATTGGTTAACCCGATTATATCCATATACCATGATTCATCCGTTTCATTCCACCTAGTATAAATAGTGTATGATTGCCCGTCCAAAGTAACTTGATACTCTGTTACGGGGTAATTGTTAGTTGGGAGAAATAGATCGGCCATAACTAACCCCCTAAGCCTAGCAAGTTAAATAGAATCGAGCTTGATTTTTCTTCCGCTGGATCGGGCGTCTTATTACCTTGCTTTTGTGGTTTAGCGCTAGCTTTGTTCGCCGTTTCATTTGCCCCGGTAGCTTTAGCCAATAGACTATCGGGGATTTGTGAAAGGTCTATATCGGAAATAGCACTTGCAACAAATCGAACGTTGATTAATTCGATTTGGAAAAACAAAGCTCTAGCAGTATCTTTAGTGCGATCAAATTTGATCGATTTGATCAACATATTATCATATTGGAAGAATGGAGTTGAAACGGTTACAACTTTATTCTTATCCTTCAATTCGAAAAGCTTATCCCGTTTATCAATCCATGTATCGATCCCATCCAATAAAGAAGTAATGGAACCAACAGATAACTCTAGAATGTCATCCGTAATAATACAATCTAGCACTAAACTAGTCGGTTGCTCTATACGAGCATCCGTTATATTTAATCCGATTTCAACCGGGCGATCGGTTACTAACCAACTATAAGAAGGTGTTTCAACTCGTAAAACGTCAATCAATATTTCATCTATATATGTCGGTTGCGGCGCAAAAAATTCTAATATAGATGAAGGATTGGTAATTACGTTAGCTACATCTGCAATACCCATTTTAGTAAACCACCCCGCTAGCATTATTACGGACTGCGCTAGCGCTTTGCTCGCCTATTTGTTTAGCGATTTGCCTTGCTAAATCGGTTGCACTTTGCCCGGGTTGCTGATTCACGGTAATATTGTTTTGGTTACTTACCGCTACATTACCCCCCTGATTATTCGTTACGTTGTTAGTCGGTTGCGGGGTTGGAGTTCCGCCCATTGCATTTACAACAAAGCTAGGCAAAGCCCCCTTGATAGTCTGAATTCCCGATTTCACTTTATCAATTGCCCATTGCATACCGCTAACAATTGAATCATATATCCGGCCCATGAAAGCTATTAATTGCTCACCTTGACTAATCCAAAAAGAGAAAAAGCTTTTTACAAGCTTGACAGCAAAATTAAGAGCATTGCCGATTTTATCGGGCAATTGGGTTAAGAATACATCCGCTCTTTGCTTTAGGAATTCAATTTCCTTATCTGTATACCCCATAGCAGACAAAAGGAAATCTTGAATGCTCGATATTCCTTCTTGAATTTTGGGCTGTATAATTTTGTTGAACTCACCGATTACGGACTCCCCGCCCGTAACGAATTGATATAAATCCTCTAAGACAAGGGCAACCAATCCAAGACTAGCAGCCCGCAACCCCATCATTGCTACTTTAGTCGCGGCTGCCCTAGCGGCTAACAAACCCTGTGCAATGGTTAACCCCTTAGTCAGTCCTAATAGGGTCTGCAATGCAGCTATAACTTTAAAAGATAACCACATTCCAAATAGAATAGCTGTTAATCGTAAAGCCTTATTCAATCCACCTAGAAACTCAACCAAATCAATAATCCAACCGACTACAGTTTTTAATAAACCGGTAATAGCCTTAAAGACCTTTATAAAGCCTTCCGCCCATTGCTTAACCCTAGTTCGGATCAAATCCCTATTTGCTCTAACCCATTCGTTGAATAGCTCTAAAACCGGTGCTATTCCTTCTCCAACTAACCCTGAAAATAAGGCTTTAATACCTGAAACCGCGTTACCTACATCATCTAAAGCATAGAAAAAACGTAAAGCTCCCGCCCGTCCTTCATCGGTTTGAACATTGATCCTAGCCTGCGCTTCTAAGATTTCTTCTACTGTTCCTTTTTGTTGTCTTAGATAGCCAACAATCATAGCAGCTTGCCGGCCGCCTAATTGTTGTGCGGCTGCTAGTGCGGTAGCTTGATCGGTTGAATCTTTAGCCGCTTGAAGAATAGTTATATACTGTTCTTCTGGCTTCATTTTTTGAAGCTTATCAAACTCAATATTGATAGCCTTAGCAGCATCTTTAATGGTTTCGGCGGAACCGATACCGGCTGCCGCTTGCCCGATACGTACTGACATATCTTTCATTAACCGGGTTACCGCGCTAGCCTCCAACCCGATAGCAGAAAGAAGAAAACCCCAATTTTCCGCCGCTTCCGCGCTAAGCCCAAAAGACCTAGCTAGGTTTGTATTTACTGCGGTTTGTTTATTGGTAACTGTGATAAGAGCAGTAACAGCAGTAACAGCCCCCGCAACCGCAATAGACGCTTTTTTAACAATGTCTTTTAGATTGGTCGCTTGTTCATTAAATTTATTTAGCCCCTTTGGGTCTACATCCCACCCCAAAACCGCTACAAATTCTTCAACTACTGTTTTAGCCATTGCCTAAACCATTCTTCTTATCAATGTATTTTTGGAATTGGCGATCGGTTTCCATTTGAACAAACATGAATTCTTGCCTATCCAAAAAATCTACATTGGACCAGTTCTCAACTATGCTAGGATCAAGGCTATAATAGTAAGCAACTTGATACGTTTCCAACTGCCCCGGTTCCAAACTATGATCTAATCTAGGTTCAAATCCTTCATTTTCTCCACGATAGCGGAACCGGTGAGCTTTTCGCGGAGTATCGTAAAAACCTTTGGATAGTTGATTTGAATTGCATTCCAAATCGCTATATAAAGCTCACTAGGATTTTCCCCAAAATATTCCTCAAAATCTATTTCTTCTTTGTCAATGATTACATTTGCTAAAAGTGTTTCGCCCAAATCCCAAACTGTTGAAAAATCGAGTGTCTGTAACGCTTTTAACAAATCGCTTGATTCGGGAGCATCGCCGCTTTTTACAAGCTCAGAAAAAGCCCCCGCAATAGCCAATAAAGTATTATGGAAAATCCTAGCAGCATCTTTCCGCTTTAGCAGAACAAAGGAATACTCTTTTTCCCCGTCCAATGTTTTAATGGTAACGGTTTTTTCGAGATTCTTTAGCGCTTGTTTTGCTTCATTCTTTGTCATATCCGCTCGCATTATCTAGCCCTTTCTATCAAATCTTAGACGTCTTTAGCCCCACTATGGTTAATTTCACCTTTCACAAACTCTAAAACCCATTCATTCATGCTAGCTTCGCTACCTTTAACCATGTTCGGAACCCTTTGAACCATCGCGCTAGCCGCAAAGAATAGCCCCGCATTAGTAGACTTATCAGTTACAACTAAGGGTAAAGGCGTATCAGCCCTATGAATCAGCATTAAAGCATCATTGGACGGGCTATAATCGGCTAATCTAACCGTTGCGGTTCCAGACAAATCATTAGATTTGATATGCCTCCCTTCCCCTTGTGTCCCCACATGAACCGATCTTTGATCATTGGTGTACTCAATTGAAACCATATCCCCATCGGCAAAGCCCCGCAATGGAACCCCGCCCACTACAACCGAAACTTTTGTTGGATCATATTGAACGATCATTTTACTAATTCCTTTCTATTGATTTGCTTGGCCTAGAGTTCCCACGTACCGATCAACTCGTAATCATTGATTGCACTATTCAAAAAGCCCCTAAAAGCTTCCGTAACGGTTAGCTTATGGGTTGCCCGTTCACTTGGCGGAATATCATCGGCATCTGGTAACGTAACGGTAAAAGGCCGATCCACGGTATTAACGAGAATCCGCCGATCGATTGCTTCATCTGCCCATTCCCGAATCCGTTGTTCAACTCTAGTGAGTGTTTCATTATCATAGGCGTGCAAATCATCATTAATCATATCCGTATAGATTGATTCTCGAATACGAGCAACGAACCAATCCCGCCCTAACATGATACGCTTTTCTTCATTCCCGCTAGTAATACCATCATACATTGTAACATTTCCCTTAATATCGATGAAATAGTTACAATTTTTATCATCTAAAGCATTCCGCTCGCCAATGGTAAGCGGAAGCGTCAAACCGGATTTGGTTACTAAGCTAACCAACTTCCAAGCCCAATTAACTGTACCTTCTTTGGTCGGCAAGATTCGACCAGCGATAGCGGCATCTGGATATTGATCGGTATGCTCGGTATAGATAATCATGGTACGCTTTAAGGTAAGCGCTTTTAACTCACTAGCCAAATCATCCGTAACCAAAGGATCCTTAGTATCAGCGTCAAAAGTTACCAAGTCTAAAAGCTTTTCTTTAGTCTCGATGTAAGAAGCTAAATCAAGTTTCTGCTCGTCAGTACCGCCCCGCATTGCAACGTTATAGAAGCTATCATCAATATCACTGATAGCGTCTAATGCATCTTGCGGTTCTTCCGCGTCAAAGCCTTCAATGCTTGTTCCGTATTCAGCATCCATAAAAAATACACTTAAATCCGTACCGACAGCCGGACTTATTTCGCCAATAAAAATCTTAGCTGCGCTAGCGCCGATTGTGGGCATTTCTAAAACTACTCGACCCGCACCATCAATTTTGAATTCCGCACCGTCCAATCCGGTAATGGCGGGGGTAACTAATAATGATAATTCAGTATTCAAAACCGTTAAGACGTCATCAAAAGAAGTAACAGCAGTAAAATCAATTGCTGTTAATTGTACTTCATTTGGTGACGGGGTTGCATTATCAAGCACTGAGAAACTGCCATCACTAACCGCTTTCCAAAGTAAATAATCGCTATAGTAATTTGGACCCCAAATAAAGAAGGGGTGGGAAGCGGATTCGATCCAACGTCCGATCATCAATTCATCTGCTTTAAGCGCTTGCCCAAAAAAGACTTGCGCAAAATCATACGGGGTTGAACCACTAGAGAATTCGTCTGAATACGAATCCGAATCGACGTACTTAAATCGCACGTCTACCGGGATTTGTGGATCGTCCACTAAGAATAATTCCAGCCCGAAACCTTGCGGCGGAATGGAACCGGTTTTTAATAAAACCTGGACATTAACATAGTCTTGAATTCTAGCCATTGTCTAACCTTTTTCCTTTCGTTTACTTACGGGTTATACACCCCGTCAATTTCTACCTCTAAAATTCTTTCGTAACTTTCTTTTACCGTGCTATTTGTTCTGAAATTGAAATCAGCTTGATAGCGGGGCTTAAAATCTGTATCGCCTAATTCAGTTAGATCCCGAATTTCCCCGCAACCTAAAAGCACCATTCCAAGCGGTTGAAAAATCAATCTAGTTTCTAACCTATATCTTGATTGCTCCAATTGTGCTAGCTTTTCCCGCCCGTCAATCGCTTCATATATTTCAACCGAAATCGTTACAGCATTTCGATTTAAATACGTTGCTTCTACAAAATCTTCAAATGGCGGGGCTTTAACCTCTTTAGTGGTGTTTGAATAATCGGAAGTGTTACCGCTTACAATTTGATATGTAAAATAATATTCCGCCCGGGGTTGCGGCGTATAACCATTTTGATTCGCACGAATAGAAAAATCATCATCGGACATTCCGAAAAACTCGTTAATCCATTCATGCAAAGCGGAGTATATTTGTTGTTCAGTTGTCATTTAGACACCGTTTATATCCCGCATAACAACCCGTTTGAAGTTACCCAATGGATCCCGATCGTTTACTTGGACAACCTTATAGACTGCCCCATCATAGATTATTTGATCCGCTTCATATTTGCTATCTCTAGTGTGCAATTCAGTATCAGAAAAAACCCAAGTAACTCTATAGTCGCTAGCCTTTTCCCCATCGGCTAGCATGTTTAGATCATTTTCCCTTACGGGTTGCGGGGCAATTATCTTAATTGGTGTTTGTGTGGTCGTTGATTTCGAAAACTCCCCGCCCGTATAGGTACCGAAAGCATCCGCGCGATCTAAGATCGCATCTACCATCAAATCCGTAAAATATGAAAGCATATCCTATCCCGTCCATCCGGCCCAACTAATCGATTGTCTTAGTTGCCCGGTATCTATTAGGTGGATTGCCGTTATTGTTGCTTGGATGTCTCTTTGTACGAGTAGCCCCAAAGCCCCTTGTGCTTTTTCGGGCTTTATCTTCGCCAATAACAAATCACGAATAAGCCTTTTCATCAAATCTCGATACTTCTTATCGTTATTTATTAGCGTTGATCTTAAAAAATGTTTCGCTTTGACTCTTTTAGTGCCGAATTCTTGCCACCATGCAATTTCGGCTACCGTTGCCCCCGTATCAGAATTGTTATGCTCGCCCGCCCCACGTAATACACCAACTTTAACCATAGCTGGATTTGTACGCTTTTTCAGTCCTTCAACGCCACCATTGCGGCTAGTCCGCTTGATATGTCCCGTAAAAGGCATCTAGCAGCCCGTCTGTAACTCCGAAACCGCAACCGCGCCCATTCCTACCAACCTAACTAAAGACCAGTATTCTGCCCCGTAGGGCGTTCTAAGATAATATGCTTCCGTTCCGCTATCGACAGATGGAACAGCATAGTTAATTTGTACATCCCCAACTTTTTTAGAGGAAACGGGAAAAGACGGGGTAGCACTGCTAGCGGATTCCTGCAAAATCGAAAGGGCTAGATAATGCGCCGCTAACAGTGCTACCCCTTCATCATACAAATTACCCCATTTACACTCACTAACAAGCAATGTCGCTTTATTTAAAACCGCTCTTTAAATTGTGTAGGGGTAATCATATGCTTACCTATTCCTTATCCTTCTTTTTCTTCTTATCCTTCTTTTCAGTCTTAGCCTTAACGATAGAAACGTTCTTTTTCTCCTTATGAGCTTTGAAATAATCGCTACCCTTCAAAGCTTTAAACGTTTCTTCATCATTAATGCTATTTTCGCCCGGGATAAGACGGACGAATTTTTTTTCATCCCCAACAGTTACATTGAAACCTAATAACCTTTCAGTATTATTTTCAACAATTCGGCTATCATCCGACATAGCAACCCCTTTCTATTGTAATGGTAATTGTAGCCCTTTCATTACCTAGCCCCTAGATTTTCTCTTTGATATTGAACGCAAGGGGGTAATAGACGTTAAGCCCGCCGCATTCAGCCGTTACGGGGGTAATAACCTCTAAATTCCGCCTTTCCTCGGGATGGAAAACAATATCTTCTGGGATCTCAAATTCAACCTTCATCGGGTCGCGGGGGTAAGCTACCATAACGTCCACGCCAGCCGTGCCAGCCCCTTCTAATTGCGGAACAGCGATAATATCATTAGGGCTTGACAGATAAGGGCTATTCTGAATCACAAGCTGCGCAATCGTCATAGAAAGATCGGGAACTCGTTTGGTGAAAATGAGATTCCATTGCGCCAACGGGAGTAACAGAGTATTAGCCCGTTCCTTACCCTTAGTGTTATCGTTAATCTCACTAAAAATAGCGTTAATATCATCTAAGATTTCATCTGCCGTTTTGGTGCTCCATTCGGGGGTTGTAGCCGCTCCATTGGGAACATCACTAGTGGGGATATTCGGATGCGTTAACACACCAAATAAACCACTATCGGAATCCCCAAATAAAGAAACGTCATTCATGAATTCTTCAATTGCGCGTCTAGCGGCATCTGCGCGCATCTGCGAAAGGGGCTTACCAGCCATACGGGCGGAAAGAATCTCTTTTCTTGAATAACCAAAGCTAGCCGCAACCGTCCGAACGGGAATCGTAACCTCCCGCCCGTCTACATCTGCCCGGGGCAAATCGCCAGCATAGTTATTGATGATTTTCGCAATCCCCCGCTTATCATAAACCTGATACGTGATATGAGTGGCACCGGGATTGGTATCGGTCGCGATCGGGAAGATCGATCGATACATCAAATCAGCATACTGAACGTCAAAAGTTTTAGCCTTAATAGCTTCCAATTCTCTTTCAAAGAAAATCGAGCCTTCATCATTCAACAGTTCAACGATTTTGGGATCCATTTTTATTACTCCTTTCTATAGGCTCGATTAGCTACCGATAGCCGGAAGAATGTTAACACGGACAAGACAAATATCACCGGAAACCGCGCAAGCTTCTTCTAATTGCGCTCTAATAGCAATATGAGTTCCATCGACAGCAGCGGTCGAAAGCTGGCCGGAAGTGGTAACGTAAGTTAAACCATCACCTACATTTCCGGTTCCATCAATTGAACAATAAATGAAACCTTCTTGCATATAGGCTACAGCTTCTTCATCCGAATAAAGTGCAACCCCACTACTATCATTTTCATGCGCCAAATCCCTAACTGAAATACCGGTTGCAGCGCCGCCTTCCGCCACCTTAACCTGCTTTTCGGGATCGGTGCCTAACTCAACAGCTAAACCAAAAGCAACATTCCCTTCCGCCGCTTTAGACCTAATCACTTTGGGTTCTAAATCAGCAATCAAACCGGGATAGGCTTTTGCCATTTTATTTTCGTAACTGGTCTGAACTCCCTGCGTCATTTTAGTATCTCCTTTCTACTATCTTTCTATGTTACTTATCTTCATTCTTGTAAGCATTCCGCGAATTTTCAACAAACTTTTTACGGGCCGCTTCGCTCGGCTTTTCTTTACCTTTAGGAGCATTGTTGAAAGCGCCGTTTAAAGCATCATTACTATCATCCAACCCTTTCTTTGCATTGGCTAACATAGTATCGAAAACAGCATCAATATAATCATTGGACTTGTCTTTTAAATCAGCATCTTTGTTAGCCGCGAGAATAGCCGCTTTCTTGATTTCGACGTTAGACTTATTATCTACTTCGATCTTAGGATCTAATACCTTTGCATTGGTGATCAATTCGGTGCGCTCCTTAACAAGTGCATCAATTCGATCGGTATTAGCTAACTCCGCTTTGGTGGCGTCTAATTCGCCTTTCGTCTTATCAAGCTCTTTCTTCGAATTCTCCAATTCAGTCTTAACGCTATCAAGCTCACTACTAAGTTTTTCATTCTCAGTAGTGACGCTATCAAACGCCTGTAAAGCCTGATTCGAAAATTCAATCTCGATTCCGTTAACAATTCGTTTCTCCATTTTCCCGTTTCCTTTCTTGTTGTTTTGGCTTTCCTCATTAGCCAAGCGGACTTTATCACCGGCCCGCCCTTTGAACACAATAGCCACATGATTAACGCGAATATCTTTAAATTCCGCGTCATACTCCCCAAAATCGGGATCTTCACCTTTATTCCAAAGGACTTCCGCCTTCATTCCCGTTGAACATTCTTCTTTAACTTTATCATTAATTTGATTGATCAATTCCGAATCAGTGATAAGCAAATCGGCGCTAACCATGTTTCCTTTTTTCCTAGCCGCTTTAACGAAACCGCGCGAAAAGAACCGGGCATTTTGGCTAGTCACATTTTCGGACGGGTGACCATTGGTTATCGGCTTATCAATGATCGAAGCGATCGATTCTTTATCAAAAACCGCCTCTGGCCGATAAAGAACGCGGATAGCTTGATCCATCGGGGCATTTTTCAACTCATTAGGTAGCGCTTCCGTGGGAAAATCGAAAACACAATAATTCAAAATACCGGACCTAGCAACGTTAGCATTAACCTTCATAAACCCTTCTGAGGTAATTTCACGATTGCTCAATTCGACGGTTTGACGATTATTGATTTGGATCATATTGAACGCTCCTTTGTTGAATCATACTCGCGCACTAGCAAATAAACTAGTTGACAAACTTTCCCCTAAGCTTTCATTATTTTCAATCCAGTTAGATCGGGATCTGCCGTGCATCTGCATTGTATATCCTCGCCCGGGTGTCCGGTTATAGCGGGCGGGCTATCCCATGCAAACCGCTTCCCATTATTAGCAGCATGATCCGGTCTAACCCTTTCATCTTCACTAGTACGCCAGAAATAATGTGTTATACCTATATCATCTTGACGAATTCGGTTTAGGTTACCATTCAATTTGCTAACTTGGTCCCGGGCAATTAGCTTTGCTCGACGTTTTGAAACGCCACCAATTGCTTTTATATCCTTCTTTATAGAGAAGAAATCATTTCCACTTGTAACACCTTGCAAAACAACCCGTTCAATTCTATCAAATTGCTTTGCAGGCATCGTTTTTATTAGTGCTACATTCTCAGTAACACTAGCCCGCAAAGCCGAATCAACGTTGCTATCCGCAAGAATAGAAGTAATATCTACTCCAACCGCTTTATTGATTTGCTTTACAAATTTCTTTCTATTGAATTCGCTGTTTTGCTTTGCCATTTCTGCGGCGATTTCTTCCGCTACTTTTTCAACTTGTGTCCATTGCGATCGCAAAGCCCGAATTGCTATTCGGATGCTAGAAGGATCATAGTTAGCAATATAAAACTTTTCTTCCCTTTGTAATAGGGGTAATAACTCCTTTTCAATATCCTTTATAACGGGATCCACAAAATGTTTTACTAGCGCCCTATAATAGCTCAATTCAATTTGCCTGGATACGTCTACCCCCGTTCCCGCACTAGCTTTAAGCCTTTGGCTTTCTAGTTGCTTTTGGAGCTTGATAGGGTCAATAGCCATTACTTAGCCCTTCCCATAACTAGTGTGATTCCTTCCGCTACGCTGTCATTTCGGAAAGTGCTAAAGTGTTGTGGATCATATTGGCGGAATCGGTAGCTAGTATTAGTCTCATCTACTCCATAATTCTTGAATTGTTCATGATCTGCAATCCATTTTTCGGCTTGTGCTTTGGTGAATTCTTCTTTCGAAAGAATGATCGATTGTGCTAACCATTTGCCCTTTTGATCTGCGGCGGGCTTTCGTCCAATAGCCGGATTGGTAAACAATGCGTTATCAACGTCGGTATCAGTTGGTTCCATTCCTTCAATCGATTCCAATGCAGTTACATATTCATCGTCAATAGCATTATAAACGTCGTTATCCCTTAACTGTTTAGCCACAACAGAAGATGAAATAACCCCGTTTTGCAAATAAATTTGGTCCCGTTCCGCGTTTGATTTCTGAATTTCGGCCTTTTCTTTGTCCGAAAGTTGCCATAAAGAACGAAATTCAAAGCTCCAATCATCGGGATAATAGCCCAAAATGGACCTAGAAAACACTTGATCGAAGTAGGTTAGCGCCGGTAATAACTCGTTTTCTTGCTTGGAACTAACCATATCATAGTAATTCTCTAAATCACTATCGCCGGTAGCATTCAAACCAGACGGGCTAGCCCCTAATAATCGAGTTTGCGGGATGTCACTAGCGGCGGAAACAATGCCAAGATATTCATTCATCATAGCATCTAAACCGCTAAAGCTAGTTTGCTTGCGATCGTGTGTTTCTTCCCTATCAAGTAACAAGGTATTGTTAATCGATTTCAACAAATCGGCCAAATGGAATCGATCGATTAATTGCTTTTCCCCATCGGGCATAGATAGCATTTGCATTAGATTCGGGATAGAAATAATGTCTAACTTCGATTCGTATACTAGGGAATTTACAATTTCTGCAAAGGATTGAGAGTTCAAAACCGCATCATATACCCTTTGCAATACGGGGTTACTCCAATAATTGTTTTGCTGGCGCACCCTAAACGGCGCTAGCAGCCCATCAAACCGGATAACCCTTGTATGGTGTACCATATACCCGCCCGGTAATTGATAGAATTCTGGATACTGGTAGTTAGCTTTGGTTGGATCTGAGGTATTGATCGAACTGGCCGATACCATCCAACGATCTAGAATATGAATATATTTCAAATTCCCTTGTTTAATACCATCTAAAACCAATGGCTCCTCTAGATTTCCGCTATCTTCTACCCCCAAAAACATCAACGAACCACCATAGAGGTAAGCCCATTTAAGCGCTTCATTGAATTTCCGTTTAATCTTCCATTCTCTTTCGGCTTTTTCGTATTGCTCAATCTCCTTTGGATCCATGTTCGGGGTAGTAATCGCCCGCCAATTTCGAACAGCATCATTAGCGGGAATATCAATGATTTTCCCCGATAGCCAATCGTTAGTATACATATCTTCCAATTGCTGATAGCTGAAATCCCTTGCTTGAAAGAATGAATACATACGCTTGTCTTTATTGGTGCCAATATTGGCTACCAAGTTTCTTAGCGTATTTTGTGCATCTACAATTTCCGCTTTTGGCTTTTCTTGTGACATATCAAACCCCCTTATGCATCTACCCATTTAGAAACGGGAATGATCCCGTCTACTAGGGTTTGATCGTCTGTTGTGATTAGGCTAGCATCGACTAATTGTTGAACAATCAACCTAGCTAAATCGAAATTGTAGTTATCTAATGCTACAATGAAAACCGCTTGTGTATTCAATGCAGACATTAACCGGGGCAATTGGGTTACCGGTTCGGCTTGATCATAGATAGCGGACATAATCAATTCCCGCGTCATACGAGTTAACCGCTTACCCAAACAACCGCTTACAATACCATCCAATAACGTCTTATCGCCGCTAGACAAATCAGCATCAAACCAAATCTTTAGCCAATTCTCCGTTGGATGATAGCTTTGATCGGTCCAATTCTTATCCGTCATTTCCGATTTGGCTATATTCTCTTTCATCATACTAATGCAAGGTTCGGCGGATAAATCATTATATGTATATTCAGTAGTCATGATTAAACCTCGCTTTCCACGTTAAGAGCAACCGATCGGGTTTGTCCACTATACCCCGCTGCTACTCCCAACTTTAACGTTAGTATATCCCCGCTAACAGCATCAAAGGGGAAATTGAATAGAACCAATTGCGGATCAACCCCCGCATTATAGTTAGCGCTTAAAGCTACCCTAGAACCAACAATCCCAGCCCCATTTAAAGCTAACTCCGCTACAATTGGAGTTACCCCACTTGGCGCGGTTGTA